TTGTCGAACAATGTCACAGACAAGCGGGAATTGCCCAAGGGGGCTATGCGCTCGACCTTGAGCGGGCCCGATCTGAGATCGGGTGCCGATTGGCTCGCCTCCGCGCCTGCTGCGGTGCGGGACAGATTTCTGAGTGAGATCGGGGAGGGGGGGCTGTGTGCCCTCCCTTTCCTGTTCGAGTTCTGGGCGCTGCCGCATCAGCTGCCGCCCGAGGGCGACTGGCGGTCATGGGTGATCATGGGCGGGCGCGGCGCGGGCAAGACGCGGGCCGGAGCCGAGTGGGTGCGATCCATGGTCGAAGGGGGCAAACCTTTCGACGAGGGTGAGGCCCGGCGTGTGGCTCTGGTGGGCGAGACCTTTGACCAGGTGCGCGACGTGATGATCTTTGGCGACAGCGGGATCATGCAGTGCTCTCCGCCTGACCGGCGGCCGCAGTGGAAGGCGTCGGAACGCAAGCTGGTCTGGCCCAACGGGGCCGAGGCGCAGGCCTTTTCGGCGCATGATCCCGAGGGGCTGCGGGGGCCGCAGTTCGATGCGGCCTGGGTGGATGAGCTGGCCAAGTGGAAAAAGGCGGGCGAGACCTGGGACATGCTGCAATTCGCGCTGCGGTTGGGCGAGCGGCCGCGGGTCTGTGTGACCACGACGCCGCGCAACGTGAAGGTTTTGAAGGATCTGCTGGCGGCGCCGTCCACGGTGGTGACCCATGCGCCGACCGAAGCGAACCGGGCCAACCTGGCGGAGTCATTTCTGGAGGAGGTGCGGGCGCGTTATGCGGGCACACGGCTGGGGCGGCAGGAACTGGACGGGGTGCTGCTGGCCGATGCCGAGGGGGCGTTGTGGACCGGCTCGATGTTGGATGCGGCGCGGGTCAAGGCGGTGCCCGAGCTGGACCGTGTGGTGGTGGCGCTGGACCCGGCGGTGACGGGCGGGTCGGGCGCCGATGCCTGCGGGATCGTGGTGGTCGGCGCGCAGCTGCAGGGGCCGCCCGAGGACTGGCGCGCCTATGTGCTGGCCGACCGGACGGTGCAGGGCGTTGGCCCGGCGGGCTGGGCGCGGGCGGCGATTGACGCGATGGACGAGTTCGGGGCCGAGCGGATGGTGGCCGAGGTCAACCAGGGCGGGCAGTTGGTGGAAGAGGTGGTGCGGCAGGTGGACCCTCTGGTCCCGTTCCGGGCGGTGCGGGCCTCGCGCGGGAAGGTGGCGCGGGCCGAACCTGTGGCGGCGCTGTATGAACAGGGACGGGTGTTCCATGTTGCCGGGCTGGAGGCGCTGGAGGAGCAGATGTGCCAGATGACCGCGCGGGGGTATGAGGGGCAGGGCTCGCCCGACCGGGTCGATGCGCTGGTCTGGGCGCTGCATGAGCTGGTGGTGGGGCCGGCAGCGGCCTACCGGCGGCCGAGGGTGCGGGTTTTGTGATCAGCCCTCGGGCTTTTCGAACTTTGCGAAGGCCTCGGCGTAGTCGGGGTGCCAGCGCGAGAGGGCGGGGCGGTTGTGGATGATGTCCTCGACGGCCCATTGAACGCGACGGCGGTCGCGTTCGGCATCGACGACGTTGTCGGGGCAGAGGATGTAGAAATCGCCCAGGGCCATGCGGTCCAGGAAATAGTCGACGGTCTGCTCGCTGGTCCAGGCGGCGGCTGGTTTTTCGGGCAGGAATGACGCGATCATGCCGGTATAGGTAAAGCCCGGAACAAAGAGATGCGCGGTGATCGGCGCGCCGGCCTGGCGCAGCTCGTGCGCGAGCTGCTCGGTCAGCGTTTTGACGGCGGCCTTGGACACGTTGTAGCCGGGGTTGCCCGGCGGAGATGTTATCCCCTGCTTTGACCCGGTGTTGATGACCACGGCCGGGCGATCGGCCTCGATCATGCGGGGCAGGAAGGCGTGGACGCCGCGCAGCACCCCCAGAAAGTTCACGTCGAGAATTTTCCGCCAGTTGTCGAATGACTCCCATGTTTTCGTCGGCAGGCTGATCCCTGCATTGTTCATCAAGACGGCAACCTGCCCGGCGGCGAAAGCTGTTTCGGCGAGGTTTTCGATGTCGGCTTGCGAGGTGACATCCGTCGGCACCGCGGTGATGTTTGCCGCGTCAAAGCCTGCCTTCAGGTCTTGCGTCGTTTCGTCGAGCGCTTGTCCCGGAAGGTCGGCGAGTATGACGTCCAGCCCGGCCTGGGCAAAACGTTGTGCCGCGACGCGCCCGACTCCGCTGGCGGCACCGGTCACGACGGCGATCCCGCCGGTTTTCACTGCGCTTTCATACATGGCTGGTCCCTCGTGATGCTCAGATGCAGAGGGTAGCGCATTTCTGTCGGATGCCGAGGTTTATCCTGCGGGCACACGTTCCCAAGCCGTTGCACAACCGCCGTACGCCCCATTCCCGAGGCCTAAAGATCTTTCCGTCATAACTCCTTTCAACAAGCCGGGCAGAGCGGCGGCAGAAAGGAGCATCTGGACATGGTATTCGATTTCTTGCGTCGTGGATCGGCTGAGAAAGCCCCCGAGGCAAAAGCAAGCGCAGCCGGGCCGGTGGTGGCCTGGCAGACCGGTGGGCGCGTGGCCTGGAGCCCGCGGGACACAGCCTCGCTGACGCGCACGGGGTTTTCGGGCAACCCGGTGGGGTTCCGGTCGGTCAAGCTGATTGCGGAGGCAGCGGCGGCGCTGCCGCTGGTGCTGCAGGACGATGCGCAGCGGTACGAGACGCACCCGGTTTTGCGCCTGATGCGCCGTCCGAACGCGGCGCAGGGCAAGGCCGAACTGCTGGAAGCGCTGTTCGGGCAGCTGCTGCTGTCGGGCAACGCCTATGTCGAGGCGGTGCAGGCCGAGGGCGGGCTGCCGGTCGAGCTGCACGTGCTGCGCTCGGACCGGATGAGCGTGGTGCCGGGGGCGGATGGCTGGCCCAGGGCTTATGACTATACCGCCGGGGGCAAGACGCACCGGTTCCCGGCTGAAGCCATCTGCCACATCAAGTCGTTCCACCCGCAGGATGACCATTACGGGTTCTCGCCCATGCAGGCGGCGGCGATGGCGATCGACGTGCACAACAGCGCCTCGCGCTGGTCGAAGTCGCTGTTGGACAATGCCGCGCGGCCCTCGGGGGCGCTGGTGTGGAAGGGCGGCGACGGGCAGGGCGTGATGGCCGAAGAGCAGTTCCGCCGCCTGAGCGATGAGATCGAGGCGAACTATCGCGGGGCGCGCAATGCCGGGCGTCCGATGGTTCTGGAAGGGGGGCTGGATTGGAAGCCGATGGGCTTTTCGCCCTCGGACATGGAGTTTCAGAAGACCAAGGAAGCCGCCGCCCGCGAGATCGCGCTGGCCTTCGGTGTCCCGCCGATGCTGCTGGGGATCCAGGGTGACGCGACCTATTCGAACTATCAGGAGGCCAACCGGGCGTTCTATCGCCTGACCGTTCTGCCCCTGGTGACGCGGGTGGCGGCGGCGTTGTCGGACTGGCTGTCGGGCTTTACCGGCGAAGATCTGGTGCTGAAGCCCGATCTGGACCAGGTGCCGGCGCTGGCGGCGGAGCGCGATGCGCAATGGGCGCGGGTGGCCAATGCCGATTTTCTGACCGAGGCCGAAAAGCGTGCTCTGCTGGGCCTGCCGGCGCTGGCGGAGACGGCGGATGGCTGACACGCCGGGATACCCGCCCTTTGACTGCGCGCCGGGCCTGCGTCTGGCCGCGCATGAGAGGGTGGCCGAGATCCAGCATGCGCATCTGTGCAGGCGGCTGGATCAGATCGAGGAAATGATGGAACGGCTGGAGCGGCGGTTGTGGCTGACGGTCTATGGCGTGGCGGCGGTGATCCTGGCGCAGGCGTTCCAGTCATTCCTGACGGTGGCGCCATGAATTCAGTGGCTTACGAGGAGTTGTTCATGGATTTGGAACGCAAGTTCGCGCGGTTCGGCGATGGGCTGTCGGTGACCGAGGATGCGGTGATCGAAGGCTATGCCAGCCTGTTCGGCCAGGTCGATCAGGGCCGCGACGTGGTGCAGAAAGGTGCCTATGCCGCATCGCTGGCCGGGCTGAAGGCGGCCGGTCAGCGCGTCAAGATGTTGTGGCAGCACGACCCGGCCCAGCCCATCGGCGTGTGGGACGAGGTGCGCGAGGACGAGCGCGGCCTGTGGGTCAAGGGGCGGCTGCTGGAAAGCACCCAGAAGGGGCGCGAAGCGGCCGAGCTGATCCGCGCGGGTGCGCTGGACGGGCTGTCGATCGGCTATCGCACCAAGCGGGCCGTGAAGGATGACAAGGGCCGGCGGCTCTTGACGGAACTGGAGCTGTGGGAGGTGTCGCTGGTGACCTTCCCGATGCTGCCCAGTGCGCGGGTGGCGGCAAAGGGGACGGACCCCGATGCCGAAGACACCTGGCGCAGTATTGCCGAGGTGTTTCAAAGCGCCCGGCAGGAGCTGGCGCGACCCTAGCGCGCCTCAACCCCCCACCCAGAAAGGAAGTGCTGATGAGCAAGACCGAGACCGCGGCCTTGACCGGAGAGGGTGTGCCCCTGGTTCAGGAGGTGAAGCAGGCGATGGCTGGCTTCGTAAGTGAATTCAAGGGCCTGAAGGCTGAAGTTCAACAGAAAATGCAACAGACAGAAGAGCGACTGACCATGCTGGATCGTAAATCAACCATCGCGGCGCGCCCGCATCTTGCGGCCTCGACCCTGGAGGAAGCGCCGCACCAGAAGGCCTTTGACGCCTATGTGCGTTCGGGCGACGATGACGCCCTGCGCGGGCTGGAGATGGAGGCCAAGTCGCTGTCGACCGCCGTCAACAGCGATGGCGGCTACCTGGTCGATCCGCAGACCGCCGAGATGATCAAGTCGGTGCTGAAATCCACCGCCTCGATCCGCTCGATCGCGTCGGTCGTGAATGTCGAGGCGAATTCGTTCGACGTGCTGATCGATCATACCGATGTGGGCGCGGGCTGGGCCGATGAAACCGCCGCCACCACCGAGACCGGCACCCCGTCGATCGACCGCATCTCGATCCCGCTGCACGAGCTGAGCGCACTGCCCAAGGCGTCGCAGCGGCTGCTGGATGACAGCGCGTTTGACGTCGAGGGCTGGCTGGCCGGTCGCATCGCCGACAAGTTCGCCCGCGCCGAGGCGGCGGCTTTCATCGACGGTGATGGCATCGACAAGCCCAAGGGCATCCTGAGCCATCCGGCGGTGGACAATGATGTCTGGACCTGGGGCAACCTGGGCTATGTGCCCACCGGTGTTGCGGGCGGCATCGATGCGGATGCGATCGTGGACGTGGTCTATGCGCTGGGCGCGCAGTACCGCGTGAACGGCACCTTCGTGGTGAATTCGAAAACCGCGGGCGTGATCCGCAAGCTGAAGGATGCCGACGGCCGCTTCCTGTGGTCGGACGGCCTGGCGGCCGGCGAGCCCGCGCGTCTGATGGGGTACCCGGTGCTGATCGCCGAGGACATGCCCGATCCGGGCACCGACAGTTTCTCGATCGCGTTCGGTGACTTCTCGGCCGGCTATACCATTGCCGAGCGCCCCGACCTGCGCGTGCTGCGCGATCCGTTCAGCGCCAAGCCGCATGTCCTGTTCTATGCCACCAAGCGCGTGGGCGGCGACATCAGCGACTTTGCCGCGATCAAGCTGGTGAAATTCGGCATCGCATAAGCGGTGACGGATCCGGGGGGCCGGTGGGCCGGTCCCTCGGTCGGCGGGCGCGGGCCGGGGTGAGATCCCCCGCGTTGTCTAGCTGCTCCCCTCCGTCCGAGCAACGTGGGGCGGCACGTGCCCGCCATTTTCCAAGGATGCGGCCCCCGGAGGGGTCCGAGATTGCGGAGTGAATGGATGATGTTGATCGAAGAAACCGCCATCGCGGATACGGCGCTGCCGGTGGATCAGTTCAAGGCGCATCTGCGGCTGGGCAGGGGGTTTGCCGAGACCAGCCTGCAGGATGACGTGTTGAAAGGGTTCCTGAGGGCGGCGATGGCCGCGATCGAGGCGCGCACGGGCAAGGTGCTGATATCGCGCAGTTTCACCTGGACCCTGAGCCGGTGGCGCAACGACGCGGGCGAGGTTCTGCCGGTCGCGCCGGTGACGCGCATCGACGCGGTGACGCTGACCGACGCGCAGGGCGCCCAGCAGGTAGTGGCGCCCGAGACCTACCGTCTGGAGCGGGACAGCCAGCGCCCTTGCCTGAGGCCGATGGGGGCTTGCCTGCCCTCCATTCCCGCCGGTGGAGAGGTGACCATTGCCCTGACGGCCGGGATGGCGGCGGACTGGGGCGGGCTGCCGGCGGATCTGGGGCAGGCGGTGCTGCTGCTGGCGGCGCATTACTATGAGTATCGCGACGAGACCAGCCTGGGCGACGGCTGCATGCCCTTCGGCGTGACCAGCCTGATCCAGCGCTATCGCATGGTGCGCTTTGGCGCGGGGGTGCTGCAATGAGCGCCCCCCGCCTGAACCGGCAACTGGTGCTGGAGGCCCCGGTACGGGTGGCCGATGGCGCGGGCGGCTATGCCGAGACATGGACGCCGCTGGGCACGCTGTGGGCCGAGGTGACGGCCCGCACGGGGGCGGAACGTGCGGTCGCGAGTGTTCCGGTGTCGCGCGTGAGCTACCGCATCGTGGTGCGCGGCGCGCCCGAGGGATCGTCGATGCGCCCGGCACCCGATCAGAGGTTTCGCGAGGGCAATCGTCGCTTCGTGATCCGCGCCGTGGCCGAATACGACGCGGCCGGGTGCTATCTGACCTGTTTCTCGGATGAGGAGGTGGCGGCATGAGCTATGGCGTTTCGGCGGCGCTGCAGGCGGCGGTGTTCCAGCAATTGGTGGCGGATGCCCAGGTGGGCACGCTGAGCGGCGGCGCGATCTATGACGCGGTGCCTTCGGGGACGGTTCCGCAGACCTACGTGACGCTTGGCCCCGAGGAGGTGCGCGAAGCTTCGGACAAGACGGGGCAAGGCACGTTGCATCGCTTCACGGTGTCGGTGGTGTCCGAGGCGGCCGGGTTCGGCGCGGCCAAGACCCTGGCCGGGGCCGTTTGCGACGCGCTGGACGGGGCCGCGCTGACGCTGGATCGGGGGCGGCTGGTGGGGCTGTGGTTCGAGCGGGCCTCGGCCCGGCGCACCGGGACCGGCGGCGCGATCCGGCAGATCGACCTGAAATTCCGCGCCCGCGTGGAAGACAACTAAGCAATCAATGGAGAGAGCATATGGGTGCCCAGAACGGTAAGGACCTGCTGGTCAAGGTGGACATGAACGGCACGGGTCTGTTCCAGACCATCGCGGGGCTGCGGGCCACGCGGATCAGCTTCAACGCGGAAAGCGTGGATGTCACGACGCTGGAAAGCCAGGGCGGCTGGCGCGAGCTGCTGTCGGGGGCGGGGGTCAAGTCGGCCTCGATTTCGGGATCGGGCGTGTTCAAGGACGCCGGAACCGACGAACGCGCGCGGCAGCTGTTCTTTGACGGCGAAACGCCCGCCTTCCAGGTGATCATCCCCGATTTCGGCATCGTCGAAGGCCCGTTCCAGGTGACCGGGATCGAGTATGCCGGCTCGCACAATGGCGAGGCGACTTATGAGATGAGCCTGGCCAGCGCCGGCGCCCTGACCTTTACGGCGCTGTGATGGTCAATCCGTGGACGGGTGAGGTGGCGCTGGTGATCGATGGCCAGCGCCGGGTGCTCAAGCTGACGCTGGGTGCCTTGGCCGAACTGGAGCAGGAGCTGGGCGCAGGGTCGCTGGTGGAACTGGTGCAGCGGTTCGAGAGCGGCGCCTATTCCAGTCGCGACGTGATGGGCTTGATCGTTGCGGGGCTGCGCGGAGGCGGCACGGATGTGACCCGCGCCGACATGCTGCGGGCCGAGATCGAGGGCGGACCGATGGCCGCCGCGCGGGCGGCGGCCGAGTTGCTGGCGCGGGCCTTCATGGTGCCGGGTGAGTCATGAGCGGCTTTGACTGGCCCGGCCTGATGCGGGCCGGCCTGCACGGGCTGCGGCTGACGCCGGATCAGTTCTGGTGTCTGACCCCGGCGGAACTGCGGCTGATGCTGGGGCAGGGCCGCGGGATTCCGGCGATGAACCGGGCACGGCTGGACAAGCTGCTGGCCGCCTGGCCCGACAAGATACAAGGAGAGCGTGATGACGGATCGGGACGGGTTTGACGACCTGCAGGAGCGCGGCGAGGCGCTGGGCGATGCCCTGGGCGATGCCGCCACGATGGCGGCGGCCTTCGACGCCCAGATGAAGCGGATCAGCGCCGCCTTTGAAGAGACCGGGAAGGATGTCGCCACCCTGGAGCGCGGCATGTCGAGTGGCCTGCGCAAGGCCTTCGACGGCGTGGTTCTGGACGGCATGAACCTGTCGGATGCGCTGGACGTGCTGAAGAACTCGATGATCCGCACGGCCTATTCGGCGGCGATCAAGCCGGTGACGGATCACTTCGGCGGCATGCTGGCCAATACGGTCGGCGGCCTGGTGCAGGGGCTGCTGCCCTTTGCGGATGGCGGCAGTTTCGCTCAAGGGCGCGTCATGCCCTTTGCCAATGGCGGCGTGGTCACCGGGCCCACCATGTTTCCGATGCGCGGTGCGACCGGGTTGATGGGCGAGGCCGGCCCCGAGGCGATCATGCCGCTGGCGCGCGGACCCGACGGCAAGCTGGGCGTACGCAATTCGGGCGGCGGAGGGGCGGTGAACGTGGTGATGAATATCACCACGCCCGACGTGCAGGGTTTCCGCCGCAGCCAAGGCCAGATCGCGGCCCAGATGAGCCGCGCCCTGGGGCGCGGCAATCGCAACCGCTAGATTGGGGAGCAGGACATGAATTTCCACGAAGTCAGATTTCCCGCCAGCCTGAGTTTCGGCTCGGTCGGCGGACCCGAGCGGCGCACGGATATCGTGACGCTGGCCAACGGGTTCGAGGAGCGCAACACGCCTTGGGCGCATTCACGGCGGCGCTATGACGCCGGATTGGGAATGCGGTCGCTGGACGATATCCAGACGTTGATCGCCTTTTTCGAGGCGCGCCAGGGGCAGATGTACGGGTTCCGCTGGAAGGACTGGTCGGACTACAAGTCCTGCGCAGCATCCGCCGAGGTCGACAAGGGCGACCAGGTGATCGGGCAAGGCGACGGGGTCACGACCGAGTTTCAACTGGTCAAGACCTATGCCTCGGGCGGGGTCGGCTATGTGCGTCCGATCGTCAAGCCGGTGCTGGGTACGGTCAAGGTGGGGCTCGATCAGGACGAGGCCCGAGAAGGCGTCGATTTCGAGGTGGACCTCAATCTCGGTCTGATCCAATTCGCGGTCCCGCCAGCCGAGGGAGTCGAGGTGACCGCCGGGTTCGAATTCGACGTGCCGGTGCGGTTTGACACCGACAGGATCCAGGTCAGCGTGGCCAGCTTTCAGGCTGGTGACGTGCCCAATGTTCCGGTGGTGGAGGTGCGGGTCTGATGAGCGGCGAAAAGCAGGCATTGCTGACCCATCTTCAGTCGGGCATGACCACGGTCTGCCGCTGTTGGGCGATCACTCGAACCGATGGCGTGTCCTTCGGGTTCACCGACCATGACCGCGAACTGGCCTTCGACGGACTGGTGTTCAAGGCAAGCACCGGGCTGACGGCCTCGGCGATCGAACAGGCGACGGGTTTGTCGATCGACAATTCCGAGGCCATGGGCGCCATATCCGATGCGGCCGTGCGCGACGAGGATATCGAGGCCGGCCGGTTCGACGGCGCCGAGGTGCGGGCCTGGCTGGTCAATTGGGCGGCGCCGGATCAGCGGATGCTGCAGTTTCGCGGCTCGATCGGCGAGTTGCGGCGGGCCGGTGGCGCGTTTCATGCCGAATTGCGGGGCCTGACCGACCGGTTGAACAGGCCCTTGGGGCGGATCTACCAAAAACCCTGTACCGCGGTTCTGGGCGACAAGGCCTGCAAGTTCGACACGAGCACGCCCGGCTATTGGGCAGAGGTCACGATTGCCGCAGTCGGCGACGGCCCGGTCTTGCGTCTGGAAGGGGCCGAGGAGATTGACGCGGGCTGGTTCGACCGGGGCCGGCTGGATGTGTTGAGCGGCGCATCGCAAGGGCTGTGGGCGACGATCAAGACGGATCGGCCGGTTTCGGGCGGGCGTGAGGTTATGCTGTGGTCCGGGATCGGCGGGGGCCTTTCGGCCGGTGATCGCGTCCGGCTGACGGCGGGTTGCGACAAACGCATGGATACCTGCCGGTTGAAATTCAACAATCTTCTGAAATTTCAGGGATTTCCCGACTTGCCCGGCGAAGATTGGGTGATGGCCGTGCCCAAGCAGGGAAACCAGTACAATGGGGGGAGCCGACGGTGATGCCAACCCGACATGACATCGTGAACGAAGCCCGCCGCTGGTTGGGGACACCGTATGTCCACCAGGCCTCGGTCAGGGGGGCGGGCACCGACTGCCTGGGGTTGCTGCGTGGTGTGTGGCGCGCCGCAATCGGGGACGAACCCGAAGCCGTGCCGGCCTACAGTCAGGACTGGTCCGAGCCACAGGGCGAGGAGCGGATGTGGGCGGCGGCCCAACGCCACCTGATCGAACGCCCCGACCTGAGCCTGGCCATCGGGGCTGTGCTGCTGTTCCGTATGCGCGATCGGGGCGTTGCCAAACATCTGGGCATCGTCAGCGAGACCGGCCCGGTACCGCGCTTCATCCATGCCTATTCGGGGCATGGGGTGGTTGAAAACGCTCTGAGCGATCCCTGGCGCCGCCGGGTGGTCGCCTGTTTTGATTTTCCTTTGGAGGACATCTGATGGCGACCATTCTGTTATCGGCGGCCGGGGCCGCGCTGGGCGGGTCCATCGGCGGAACGGTGGCCGGTCTGTCCACGGCGATCGTCGGTCGTGCCGTCGGCGCCACGCTGGGCCGGGTGATCGACCAGCGGCTGATGAGCCAATCGGTGATGGGCAGCGGCAGCGAAGTGGTCGAGACCGGGCGGCTGGACCGCTTTCGCCTGACCGAGACCGGCGAAGGTGCGCCCGTGGCCACCGTTTTCGGCCGGATGCGCGTGGGCGGGCAGGTCATCTGGGCTTCGGATTTCCTGGAAACGCGCTCGACCACGACGCAGTCTGCGGGAGGCGGCAAGGGGACGCCCAAATCCGCCGAAGTGACCACGCACAGCTACAGCTACTCGGTGTCGCTGGCGATTGCGGTCGGTGCGGGCGAAATCGCCGACGTTTCGCGCATTTGGGCCGATGGCGAGGAGATCGAACGCACCAGCGTGAACATGCGGATCTATCGGGGTACGGACACGCAGCTGCCCGACCCGTTGATCGAATCGATCGAAGGCACCGGCAATGTGCCGGCCTATCGCGGCACGGCCTATGTGGTGATCGAGGACCTGCAACTCGGCAGGTTCGGCAACCGCGTGCCGCAGTTTTCGTTCGAGGTGATCCGCCCCGATCAGGAGGATATGCCGAACCACGAGAGCGAGCTGCAACGGATCGTGAAGGGCGTGGCCCTGATTCCGGGCACGGGCGAATACACCCTTGCCAGCCGCCAGGTGAACTATGGCAAAGGGCAGGGGCGGACTTGGGCCGCGAATGTCAACGCGCCGTCCGGCCAGCCGGATCTTGTCGACTCGCTGCGGGCGCTGAGCCGGGAGTTGCCCGCCTGCGAGGCGACCTCGTTGGTCGTGTCGTGGTTCGGGGATGATCTGCGGTGCGGCCAGTGCAGCATTCGGCCCAAGGTTCTGCGACGGGATGTCGATGGCGTGAACATGCCGTGGAACGTGGCTGGGGTAAAACGCAGCGCGGCCGCGGTGATCGAGGAGATTGACGGCCGGCCGGTCTATGGCGGGACCCCGGCGGACGAGTCGGTCATCGAAGCCATCACGCACCTGAAGGCCACGGGTAAACGGGTCATGTTCTATCCGTTCGTCCTGATGGATCAACTGCCGGGGAACGGCCTGCCGGATCCGTGGTCCGATGCGGGCGATCAGCCGCATCTGCCTTGGCGCGGGCGGATCACGCTGGACGTTGCGCCGGGGCGGGACGGGTCTGTGGACGGAACAGCCCAGGCCGACGCGCAGGTGGCCAGCTTCTTTGGCGCGGCCAGGGCGTCGGATTTCGCGATCGGCGCAGGCACCGTCACCTATTCGGGGCCGCAGGAATGGGGGCTTGCGCGCTTCATCCTGCACTATGCCGCCCTGTGCAAGGCGGCCGGGGGGGTCGACTCGTTCTGCATCGGGTCCGAGATGCGGGGCCTGACCCAGATCCGCGGCGCCTCGGGATTTCCGGCCGTGGACCGCCTGCGGACCCTGGCGGCCGAAGTGCGCCAGATCCTGGGGCCGGAGACCCGGATCGGCTATGCCGCCGACTGGTCCGAGTATTTCGGCTATCAGCCGAACGACGGCAGCGGAGACCGGTATTTCCACCTGGATCCCCTGTGGGCCGACGACAACATCGACTTCGTCGGGATCGACAACTACATGCCGATCTCGGACTGGCGCGACGGCGACGGCCATCTTGACGCCAAATCCGGCGCGCGGTCGATCTATGACCTTGGGTATCTGCGCGCCAATATCGAAGGCGGCGAGGGCTATGACTGGTACTATGCCTCGCCGGAAGAGCGCGACGCCCAGATCCGGACCCCGATCGAGGATGCCGAACATGCCGAGCCATGGGTCTGGCGGTACAAGGACATCCGCAATTGGTGGTCGAACCCGCATCACGAACGCATCGGCGGGGTACGGCAGCCCGCGCCCACCGCATGGGTGCCCGGGTCGAAGCCCATCTGGTTCACCGAACTGGGCTGCGCGGCCATCGACAAGGGAACCAACCAGCCCAACAAGTTCGTCGATCCGAAATCCTCGGAATCGGACCTGCCCAGATACTCGAACGGGCTGCGCGATGACTTCATCCAGGTTCAGTACCTCAAGGCCACCCTGGGCTATTGGGCGGACCCGCAGGTGAATCCGGTTTCCGAGATCTATGGCGGGCCGATGGTGGATGTGTCGAATGCCTTTGTCTGGGCCTGGGATGCGCGGCCCTATCCGACCTTTCCGAATCTGCGCTCGCAATGGAGCGATGGGGCCAACTATGCGCGCGGTCACTGGCTGAACGGGCGGTCCGGTTCGCGCACTCTGGCCTCGGTCGTGACCGAAATCTGCCATGGCGCAGGGGTGACCGATATCGATGTGTCGGGCCTGTACGGCGTCGTGCGGGGCTATGCGGTCGAAGACGTGTCGGACGCGCGCTCGGCCTTGCAACCGCTCATGCTGCGCTATGGGTTCGACGCGGTCGAGCGCGACGGGATGCTGGTGTTCCGTATGCGCGAGGGTCGACATCCACACGACCTTGAACTGGACCAGATCGCGGAAAGCCCCGAGATCGAAGGGCGCGTGCAGTACCAGCGCGAGGCCGAAGCGGAAATGGCGGGCCGCGTGCGTCTGCGGTTCGTGCAGTCCGATTCCGACCACGACCTGGTGTCGGAAGAGGCGGTGATGCCCGATGACCGGACCCACTCGGTGGCCGTGAATGAAATGCCCTTGTCGATGACCCGGGCCGAAGGACGGCAGACCGTCGAACGCTGGCTGTCCGAGGCACGCGTGTCGCGCGACACGGTTCGGTTTGCGCTGCCGCCATCCCTGATGCACCTGGGTGCCGGGGACGTGGTGCGTCTGCCTTCGGCGAATGCGGCGTCCAAGGCCCTGTATCGCATCGACCGGGTCGAGCAGGCCGACCTGCAGCTGGTGGATGCGGTCCGGATCGAGCCGGCGGTCTATGACCGGTCGGACATGGAAGATGACGGCGGCAGCGCCAAGGCCTATGCCGCGCCGGTGCCGGTTCTGTCCTATTTCCTGGATCTGCCGCTGATCACCGGTGCGGAAAATCCGCACGCTCCGTATGTTGCGGCGACGGCCGACCCCTGGCCGGGCAGCGTGGCCGTCTATGCCTCGGACCGGGACGAGGGGTACGAATTGCGCGACGTTCTGCCGGGGCAGGCCGTGATCGGATTTGCCGAAACCCAACTGCCCAGGGCTGCGGCCGGGGTCTGGGACGAAGGCGCCCCGTTGCGGGTCAGGCTCATTGACGGGGTGCTGCAGTCGCAATCGCGAGCTGCCTTGCTGAACGGGGCGAACCTGGCGGCCATCGGCGATGGCTCCGCCGGCAATTGGGAGCTGTTCCAGTTCGCGGACGCGCAGTTGCGGGAACCCGGGGTCTACGACCTGTCCGGGCGGTTGCGGGGCCAGTTGGGCACCGATGGCCTGATGCCCGACTACTGGCCGGTGGGTTCGGTCTTCGTCCTGCTGGACGAGCGCATCCACCAAGCCAGCCTCGCGCGCAGCGAGCGCCGGGTCGAGCGGCATTTCCGGATCGGGCCGGCAACGCGAGGTTACGACGACGTGTCTTATACGCACAGGGTCGAAACCTTCGACGGCAACGGGCTGCGCCCCTATGCGCCGGTGCATCTGCGCGCACAGCAATCGGCAGGCGACGACCATCTGACCTGGGTGCGCCGGACCCGGATCGACGGAGACGACTGGAGCTTTCTCGAGGTGCCCCTGGGCGAGGAATCCGAGGCCTATCTGATCCGCATCAGCGCCGGTGGCGCGATGCGGCGCGAAGAGGTGGTCTCTGCTCCGAGCTGGACCTATACGGCCGCGATGAAATCCGCCGATGGCGTCACCGGCACCTATGATGTCGAGGTCGCACAGCTTTCGGCCAGCTATGGCCCCGGCCTGGCGGCGCGGCTGACCGTGGGTTAG